TAAGTTGTTTCTACTTTTGCTGGTTTTATTACTTCCATATTCCTCCTATGTTCTGTCAAATTCTAGTATTGATATTGTGCCTTCAAATACGTCTGCTGTTGCTGCTTGTAATTGCAACTTGTCACTCTCTTCTAATATAATAGTACCATTGTTCAATGATCTAGATGTACCTGTATTTATAGTTTGTTCAGCAAACTGAAAAGCTTTTGATGCAGAATTATCAAATACAAAACCTTTTAATTCTACATTAGAGCCACCTACATTTGCAACTTGTATGTTTTGTACAATAGCTCTTGACTCTGATGGTACAGTATAAATATCTGTAGCATCTGTTGTAGTTAAATCAAATTGTGCATTTTTATATCTATTAGCCATTATTTACTCCTGAACTTGATGATGTAAACCACGAAAACCTTTGTAGATCATCTTTTAATTCTTGTTGGAATGTAGAGTTTAATTTTTCAACCAATCCGTCTAAATCTCTAACTAAAGAATCAGCATCTTGCTGTCTGTATTCTTTATTAGGTCTGGTAAATACTACTGTTACTTTAGCCATTATTCTCCTCCACCTGGATCAAAAGGATCATTGTAAGAACCATCAGACTGTACACCAGCTGCACCACTAGAATAAGCACTATCATCACCTCTAGAAAAACGATCGTATGCATCTTGAACTGTTTGATAATCTGATTTAGACATTCTTTGTTCAAGTTCTCTTGATGCTGCATCTTTAATCGCTTGTTCCTCAGCAGCTTTTTTCTCTCTAATTTTTACAATTTGTTTATCAAAAAAATTTTTCTGAGCTAGTTGATCTTTTTGAAAACCATATTTAAATCTCATCATTTTAGTCATTTTATTTGCTCGTTCAGCGCCAGGTCCTTCAAACTTTCCAGTCATTGGATTAAAAGTTGCTCCATATTTTTCAGCAAGTCTTCCACCTAATTGGTTGTCTAAATTATCAAAACTTTCTGCAACTGCATCTGCATAATTACCAAGACCCGATCTAACATTTATACCGAACAAATCTTGATTACCTGTGTTTTTGCCAAATACTGTTGGACCATCATAACCCATATTAGCTTGAGTAAATACTTGATCGTTTAACGACATATCATAATATTTATCAGGTAACATTTGTGCCAGAATACCAGTGGGAGATGGAATAGGCCTAAATTTTTTTTCATCTACTTGACCACTTTTTATCATTTCATCAATACTTCTTCGTGGATCTATTCCAATTTTTGTTATACCACTATTAATTAATTCTTGAATTTTATTTGGGTTATTTAAGTTTTCTCTTCTTTGTTGAGTAGCAGCTAAAAAGTTATTAGCTAAATTATTTGGCTCACTACTATAAGGACTACCACTATATTGAAGAAATCTATTATCATTACCATCTTGTTCATACATAGGTAAACTTGTATTAAGAGAAGCTATACCATCATCTGAAGCTTCTATGTTTTCTACAGGAACATCTATTGTATTTGGATCTGTATAAATGTTTGAATCACTTAATAAATATTCTTGAGGAATTCTAAATACATTATCTTCATTAAATCCTTGAGGAGTTGTTTCTTGATTGGATAGCACATCGCTATAAAGATTTATTAAATTATCATTTAAAAAAGGTAATGCCATTATCTACGTCCATCTGGTTGTGTATCTAATCTAAACGTACCTAATTTCCAACTTTGATTAGCTGCTGTATTAGCTACTTTTAATGATACTGCTCTCGCTCTTGCACGAGTGTCTATCTTATCAGTAGAACTTGTTATTGTAAAGGGTCCAAGCGGTGAGCTAGCTTGAGAACTATTAGGATAGTTTCTAAGCTGTAGTGTTATTTGAGTATTACCCGTTTGAGATAAAAAGTCAGGTATAAATCTTCTAATTTTCATAATGTATTCACCATCTCCTTGAAACGTTGCAACACCTGTTTGTTCTTGTCCAGACCTTGTCTGTGTAATATCAAAGTCTCCTGACTCAATATTAGATGTAACTGTAGTAACTCCAGTTGCCAATATTTGATCAGTTCCTTTTTCGTGTTCAAAGTATATTGTGCTTCCTTCAGTATTACCAACTACATCAAATGATGCATCATCTCCAGCATTAAATAATGTTGCATGTGGTAAACCAAACACAGAAGAATCTTCCCATGTTGTACGATTTAATGTTCCTGTAGTCCAAACAGGTCTTTGTGGACGTGAATCAAGATAATTATAAGTCACAGACCTATTAACTACAGTTGAACTAGATGTGCAATAAAACCAAGTTATCTCACCAAACAAATTATTTAATCCAACATTTATTAATTGATTAGCTGTTGTATTTAAATCATCATAAACAAAGTCTTCTACTAAACAAGTCATAGTTTCAAGGTTACCAGAGTATTTAAAAAAACCATTTTCTGACATCCAATACGCAGCACCATCAACTTCTAATGCAGCATTCTGTCCAATTAAACCACAGTTAGTTCCTACTTGTTGAAAACCAAAAGTAAAAGGTTGACCTATAAATCTCATAGTAAATAAAGATGAGTCTGTCCAAATATAAGTTGCATCTCTACCTCTAACCGCACCTACAATTCTAGATCCATCTGCAAGTCTTTGTGTACCTGCAGTGTTAATTGCTGTTGGTTGGTAAACATTAATATCTTCTTGGTCTGAAAATCTAATAAACATTTCATCTTGAGTTGATTGATCACCAATAGTTGTTTCTGTTCCAAAAAATACTAAGTGACGGTCAGGTGTTGATACTAACATATCACGTGATGCTGTTGGTGCACCAGATATAATAGTTGCTCTTGTTTGAATTGCACCTGTTGCATTTGAATCCCATTCAAATACTTGTGCATTGTGTATAAGTGCAATTACTTTATCTCCAAAGTTATCAATACTCCATAAACCAGGGTCAACAACCAAGTCACCTGATGCTGCTTCTCCCCATGCAACATAATCAGAACTATTAATAATTGTTGCACCACTACTATGAGTAGCAGCTGTAGTTCCTCTAACCCCTCTTGTAACTCCTGTTAATGTATTAGTTGATATACCTGTATAAGATATTTCTTCTGAACCTATTTGAACAAAGTTTGTACCAGTGTCTGGAAACTGTGAAGCGTCTGTTAGTACAACAGTTGTAGTAGAGGCATTAATATCTCCATTTAAAGTTGTTGTAACTTCTCCTGAAACTGTTCCACTCCATTGACCTAAACCCCAACCAAAACCAGGTAATTGTTCTGCGGGTCCAACACTGTAATATGCTTGTACTCTAATACCACCTGATGTAGTAGCACCTGATCCTGATTCATTAGATGGCATTGTAATTGTAATAACGGAAGAGTCTACTACGGTAGTAACCATAAATTTTTTATCATTAAAATCTGATGCAGAATAATTTGAGTTAGTTATTGTTGTAAAATTATCTAAAAAAATAATATCTCCAGCAACTAAACCATGATCTCCACCAAAAGTTATTGTAACTGTTGCAGATCCATTAGTCGTAGAAAAAGCATTAGTTAAAGTAGAGGTAGCTCTAATAGGATGAATGTCATAAAATACACCTCCTGTGTAAGCATATAAAATTCTATTAGTACCTATGATTGCAAATTTATTACCAGCTTTGTTAACCAAGTGATGTAAAGCTCTTGCAGCTCCAGTTAATTTATTTTCACCTAACTGTGCCCAACCACCTATCTTTTCAGGTGTTCCATATCTAAACCTAACATTATCTCCATCGACCCATTGTCCTTCGGCCGTGGTTTCTGTTACTTGTTTATTGAATCCAGGTTGAAATCCTATCTTTTGTAGCATATGGCTCCATTATAATACTATTTAACAAATGATGGTAGACCTAACATAGGACGTCCATCAAATATATTTTTTTCAGCAAATGGGCCGTTTACATGATTATAATGTAGAAATACTTGACCGCAAATGTTCCCGTCAAAAGGCTCTCGCCAATGTTCAAGTTCACAGCCACTATATACTAACATATCNCCTACTTCAAGCAAGACTTTAGTACCNATTGGTGCACCTGGTTTAACTAAATTTTGTCTTTCATTGATGACATTATTAGCTCCTGTCCCATCTATAAATATTGGCCATGGCTCACCACCCAAGTTTATCGTAGTAGATATCTCACAGCTTGGTCTGTCTTTGTGTCTATGAAGTGTGTCTCCTTTTTTATAAGCTCTTGCATAAGAGTAAGTTGGGACTAGGTTTAATCCTGTTTCTTGCTGCATTTTTGGTAACACTTTAACTAGTAAAGTATCCATTACAAAATCACCATAACAAGAATAAGTATTAGGTATCTGCTGATCGGTCCATGATCCAAGGATCGGGGACTGTGAATGAATATTATTTTTATACATAAATTTAACAGCATCTTTTTTAAGTAAAAAATAATTAAATATAAAATTAGCTAATTCATAGGGTAAAGCATTTTTAATTACTTGATATTTTTGTTGTTGAAATGTCATACAAACATGCCTTTCTGTAAAAAATTAAATGAAACTGATATTCTTATATCATTAGATTCGTTAGGATCAACACAGTGATTAACCCACGATGGAAACATTATAAGTCTACCAGCTTTTGGTTCAAAATGTACTTCTTTCCATAAATGTTTTGGTTCTTGTTTATTAGTTTTTTTAGGTCTCGACATTAAAGACATTGTTTTTGTATCTTCTATTTTTAAATGTCCACATTTATCAGGAGTTTTAATATAATAAACTCCAGACCATAATGAGTTTGGATGTATGTGGGATCTGTTGTAACCACCTTTGTAATTTATATTAGCCCACATATTTCCTAAAAAAGGTTCACCTTCTAAACATTCATCTTTATATATATCTTGTTGTGCAATATGTAGCTCTTCTACTAAATGTTTATATTCAACTTTACTATGCATATCCGTTGTTGAATGCCAACCATGCATATTTGTTTTTTGAATACCTAAATCATTTTTAGACCAAGTAATAATTTGTTCTTCTAAATATTTATTATATTCAAGCGTGCCCACGTCTTTGATATAAACAGGTGTTGAAAAGTAAAGTTCTCTATGCATCATTTAAATGGTTCTCCTCCAAACCACATAACTAAAGATTTTCTTAATCCTTTAGTAATAGGTACAACTCTATGGTTAATAAAGCTTGCAAAAAATACTGCATGTCCTTGTTTAGGTCTTAATATATTACCTGGCTTTCCTAACTCTAATCCACCTCCTTCAAATTCATTTTCATTAGACAATACTAATGTCATAGATATTTTTCTAACTGGAGGTTCTTTATTCATAATTAAATCACAATCCATGTGCCAATCATAAAAACCACCTTCAGGATATTCAGTGTATTGTGCCATTTCATTAATAGCCATGTTTTCAAATCCAAAATGTCTTCTATTAGTTTTATGCATTACATCTTCTAATCTGCTATACATTTTAATTGAATCAGGTTGATCAAACGGTATCCAACTAATATGAGATATTCTAGTTTTAGTGTCATACTTTCCTCCATTACCTCCTCCTACTTCTGCATTTTGAGGCGGCATAGCTCTTCCTAATTTACTAATAATATTACATTGTTCAGGTGTAAATATAGGTTCAGTTGTTCCAACCATATAACTTTTCCAGTTTGGTTCTGTATGTATCATTATTTAATTGCTCCAACTAAAACTTTTTTTTCTTTAAAAGAAGGCATAGCATAATGCAATATTTTTGCATCAAATATAATTATTCTTCCTTTTTTAGGACTTACTTTTATATTCATGGGTTCTTTAAAAATAGTATCTCCATCTGCATCATTTAAATATAATATAAAACTATATTTTTCATTAGGATGATTGTGTTCTCTTTGATAACCACCTTTATTATATTTAATGTAGTGCAACCAAAAAATTCCCGATTGAATATTTTTTATAGTAATTATTTCTTTAATTAATTCATCATTAAATAAATTAATTATATTGCTAGTTTGAATACCTTTCTCAGTGCAAGTTTGTTCTTGAACATATTTTCCTTTATAGGCGTTTATAATTTCTATAACTTGATTTACAAATTTAATATCTACATCATATAAAAAATACATCATGCTGCTCTGTTATTTAAAGGGTTATAATCTACGTCACAATTAGATGCGAGCGTGCGTCTAACTTCGTTGGTTGAATTAAATGGATAAACTGTATGTCTCATATCATAAGGAAATACATAAAAATCTCTTTCTTTTAAAATAGGTTGAAAATCTACATTAGCAAACTGGCCTGATGAACTACCTAATATTTGTAGTGCTCCATTTGATGGAGTGTCAGCTGCTGAGTATTCAACGCCATAATTTTTAGGTAGCTTTAACATCATTACAGAAGACAGCCCTGTAAATATACTACCTTGATGAATATGTATTGGATTATACTCATGTTGTTTCATTTCATTAACCCAAATAGAATTTAATTTAATTTTATAATCTTTTATTTGATTCCAATTTAAATAATGATTAAACACTTCTATAAAATAATTTGTTACATTTCTAGGTATCAAGTTATGTCTTTTCATTTTTGATTCATCTGTTCCATTATAAAGTAATGAATGTTCTTTCTCTATTTTTCCTGCAAGCTGCTTATTTGCAGAATGAAGGTTATGAAAATTAGTTTCATAAATATCATTAATAGAATAAAAAATATCTAAAGGAACTTCATACCTTAAAACGGATTGACCTAAAAATACAAAATTAAACTTCATAGTTTTATATGTCCGTATTTATCTATAATACTTTGAGGTATTAATTTTTTATAAGGGTTTTCTTCTAACTTCATTTCTGTCTTTATAGTATGCATGTTATTGCCAACAATTTTATCATCATACTTTAAACCATTAACTTGTAATTGATCTAGATTATAAAATCGATGTGGATAATACTCTATTTTAAAAAAATTGTAAATAGAACGAAGAGTCTCTTCAGGTCTTGTAACTAATTCCTCATATCTAACAATATGAGACATATGTCTAAATTCTGGTTTTAACGCATTTTGTATGCCTTTTAATTCTTTTGCGATAGCGCCCTCATCATTCATCAACATTATTAACTTTTCTTCAATATTTTTTTTACCAAATCTATTTGGAAAAGCAGTAGGCTCATTTTCAAACCATTTAATATAAGAAGCTAATACATCCATTAAATCTCTCCATATAATTACACACTTAATAGGTTGATTAAAATGATGTTTCATTACCGCAAGATTATCTGATGTCATAACTGGACCCCTATCTATAATGTATTGTTGAGGCCAATCTTTATAGTAAAGAGAAAAAACAGAATTCATTACATTATTTAAAGATTTATAATCTGGAAAATTGTGAAACACATCAGTGTTTTTAAGTAAAAATAAATCTTTTATTATTTCTAATGTAATAGAATTAGCAGTGCAAACTAAATTAGGATTTTGATTTATTAATGATGCAAATAAAGTATTACCCGATCGAGGTAAAGCCATTAAAAAAAATATTTTTTTATTATGGTTTTTTTCCAAAATTTGATTCTGAAGTAATTGTTTCTTTTTTATTGTGCTCCAGTTCTCCATCTTTCTTCACTCTTTCTATAGTTTTTAACTGACCCATTACATTAAACACTTCTGCTTGTGATGAACCAGGCGTTAAAGTTTTAGACTTATGTTGCATAATCTTATTATAAGAATCTAATTGATGTTGATTAACATCACCAGTATCAAATGTGCCATCATTAAATTCTACTTTAAGTTTAGACCACATCTTTAACTCTCGCATTCTATCTTTTGCAGTAAGTTCCATACTAGCTTTAGCATATCGTTTTTCATCTAAATCAATTTGCCAAAGTTCTTGCTTAAGATTATCTTCTTTTTCTTCTAGAATTTTTTTCTCTAGTCTTTTAATTTTGACATCATTTCTTCTATAGTCAAAAGATAATCCCATTAAATTTTCTAAAAATACATTCTGTTCTCTAACACACTGCCAGTATTTAGCAGCTTTAGTTGGATACTTCATATCTTGAAGCACAGATATTCTAGCTTCAGTCTCTGTTCTAAAAATTTGTTTTTTAGTCCATGTATCTCTGAACTCGCCCACCATATTTTTAAATTCTTTAACGTCTTCAGTAGATAAAATATTATGAAGGTGCTCTTCTTCTTTTTCTATTAACGGTTGGATATTTCTCTTCTCTGTAGTCATTTCTGTCTCCTTTATGTTTAAGTAATATATAAAGGATTAAAAAATTATTGCAAGGTTTAAGAACCAGATAGTGTAACTGTTGTTGCTCCTGAAATAAATTCTTCTGTTGAAGTTAAAACTCCTGCTGGCTTTTGTCCACCAAAAGCTAAAGCAGCTGTTTGTGTTCCATCTCCTGCTAAACCTAGTCTTCCTTCATTCATAACTGTACTATTAGTCCAAGATGAACCATCATATAGTTCAGTATTATTCATACTAGTAGGTGGATCTTGATTCCCCCCAAAAGCAACAGCTGCTGTTTGAGTTCCAGCACCTGCTAATTCAAATCTACCTGCGTTTAAATTTCCACCATTTGTCCAAGACGTTCCATTGTATTCTTCTGTAGCCGTTGATCTAGTTGAACCAGGGCCATATCCACCAAAACCTAGACCTGCTGTTTGAGTGCCACAGCCTCCTAAAGCCCGTCTAGCTGTTGTTAAATTTCCACCGTTTGTCCAAGATGAACCATTATATTCTTCAGAAACATTCATTCCTGGCGAAGGACCATTAAAACCTGCCATAGCTAAAGCTGCTGTTTGAGTTCCAGCTGCTGCTAATCTTTCTCTTGCAGTTCCTAAATTTCCACCAGCTGTCCAAGACGAACCATTGTATTCTTCACAAAGTCCTACTGGAGAATACGGAGTTCCACCTATGGCAAGTCCTGCTGTTTGAATTCCAGTTCCTGTTAAAAATCTTCTTCCAGTTCCCATATTTCCACCACCTGTCCAAGCTGATCCATCGTATTCTTCGGTAGCAGTTTTTGTACCAGGAGCTCCTCCAAAAGCAAGGCCTGCTGATTGAGTTCCAGCGCCTCCTAATTGATATCTTGCCGTGCCCATGTTTCCACCCGTAGACCAAGCCGCTGCTGCAAATTCTATACCTTTTAAAGTTTGTGATGTTGTATTATACCAAATCTGTCCAAGTACTGGATTAGATGGATCCGAAGATACAACTTCTATACTTGTTCCTTTTATTTCTTTGTATGTAGCCATAATATTTTAATCTGTTTCTACTGTAAATGTTGCAGGTCCACCTCCATCAAATTCTTCTGTTGCATTAGATGAAGCAGCACCAGAAGATTCACCACCAAAAGCAAGTCCTGCTGTTTGAGTTCCAGCACCTGCTAATGTTTTTCTCCCTGTATTCATGTTTGAACTTGTTGTCCAAGATGTTCCATTATATTGTTCAGTAGATGTTACATCAGGATCACCACCAAAAACTAAACCTGCTGTTTGAGTTCCAGCACCTGATAACTGAATTCTCCCTGAATTCATAGTTCCTCCAGATGTCCAAGAAGATCCATTGTATTCTTCTGAGGTAGCTGAACCAGAAAATGGAGGTGAGCTTACTGCTCCACCAGCAGCTAAAGCAGCTGTTTGTAGTCCAAAACCAGAAAAATTACTTCTTGGCGCAGCCATAGCTCCTCCAGCTGTCCAAGAACTACCATTGTATTCTTCTGTTATATTTGTAGCATTAGGATTACCTCCTCCAAAAGCAAGACCTGCAGTTTGAGTGCCAGCTCCTCCTAAAATATTATATCTTCCAGTCCCTAAATTTCCTCCGTTAGTCCAAGAACTACCGTTATATTCTTCTGTAGCAGCTGAAACAGGAGAAGGACTACCCCCAAAAGCAAGTGCTGCTGTTTGTGTGCCAGCTCCAGCTCCACCACCTCTTCCAGAAGTTAAATTTCCACCATTTGTCCAAGAGGAGCCATCGTATTCTTTTGCTTTAGGTACTGTACCTCCTGGATCTTCACCACCAAAAGCTAAGGCTGCTGTTTGTAAACCACATCCCATATTAAGATCTACACCTACAGGTAAATTATCACCCGTAGACCAAGATGATGCTTGAACAGCAAAATATTTTACAGTCGCTGAAGTGCTGTTATACCATACCTGTCCAGCAAACGGAGCAGGTGGATCAGAACTTACGGTCTGTATATTAAATCCTTTTATACCTTTGTACGTAGTCATTTAAAATTTTTATTCCTCTAATGTTATGTCCGCTGGTCTTGAGCTGTTAGCTTTTTCTTCATCAGATAAAGCGTCCCATGCAGCTTGTGCTGCATTGACCTCAGCGTCCACAATCGCTTGTGCTTCATCCCTAGTTTTAACAGATCCAGCAACTTTAGCAATCCAAAGATTACCGTGTTTGTTGTACGCTGGAACTTGCCAAACATTACCAGGGAAGCCGACAAACGTGATTTTAGAAGATTCATTGTGATCAATGAAACCCTTTCCCCAGTTTTCTGCTACACAATATTGATATGTTTTTGCCATAGTTTCCTCCTTTGTTAATTAAGTTGTTTCTATTGTTGCTGTTGATGGTCCGAAAGCATTAAATTCTTCTGTTGCTGCTGTTATAGGGGGAGTTCCACCAAAACCTATAGCTGCCGCACTTGTTGCTGCTCCACCACTTCCTAAACCATATCTTGCGGTGCCCATATTTGCAGTACTTGTCCAAGAAGATCCATCGTATTCTTCAGTTTTATTACCTGTACTACCTACTGGTCTACCACCAAAAGCCAAAGCTGCTGTTTGAATTCCAGCAGATCCCATACCTTCTCTTCCATTATTCATATTGTTACTATTTGTCCAAGCTGTTCCATTGTATTCTTCGGTGTTAACTGTTTCGTTACCTCCACCAAAACAAACTGCTGCTGTTTGTAAACCAGCCATTCCTCTAGAATAAGTATTAGTAGTTATAGCTCCACCATTTGTCCAAGAGGATCCATCATATTCTTCTGTTCCAGGTGAACTTCCCCCACCTGCAGCTGCAAGTCCTGCTGTTTGAGTTCCTGCTCCAGACAACACATCTCTTCCATTTGTCAAATTTCCACCATTTGTCCAAGATGTACCGCCATATTCTTCAGTAACTGCTTGAGGGCTAACTGGTGAATTAGCTCCAAAAGCCAAACCTGCTGTTTGAGTTCCACATCCTGCTAAACTGTATCTTGCCGTACCTAGATTTCCACCACCTGTCCAGGCTGTTCCATTGTATTCTTCTGTTGAATTTGTTCCAGAAGTAAAAGACGGAGCTCTACCACCAAAAGCTAAAGCTGACGTTTGAGTTCCAGCTCCTGCTAAAGCATATCTTGCAGTTCCCATATTTCCACCACTTGACCAAGCTGCAAAAGGCGATACGCCTTGAGAAAATTCTTCTGTTGCTCCTGTTGTAGGTGGCTCACCACCAAAAGCAAGACCCGCTGATTGTGTTCCACAACCTCCTAAATTTGATCTTGGTGTAGCCATAGATGTGGTAGATGTCCAACTTGTTCCATTATATAATTCTGTTGCACCTGTTGGTGGATGTGCACCACCAAAAGCCAGCGCTGCCGTTTGTGTACCAGCACCTGCTAAAAAATATCTTGCCGTTCCCATAGCTCCACCAGATGTCCAAGAGGAACCATCATATTCTTCAGTTTGAGTTGTAGCAGGGGGACGTCCTCCAAAAGAAAGTGCTGCTGTTTGAGTTCCAGCGCTTCCCATACCTTGTATTGCAGTAGTTAAATTTCCACCATTTGTCCAAGATGATCCATCGTATTCTTCAGTTATTGCTACTTGATTCGATGCAGAAGATTTTCCACCAAAAATAACTGCTGCTGTTTGGGTTCCATCGCCTCCTAAATAACCTCTTGCTGTAGCAGTATTACCTCCATTTGTCCAGGCAGTTCCATTATATTCTTCGGTAGCATTTGTTTCAGATCCAACACCTGTATTACCTGCAGCAGCTAAACCTGCAGTTTGTGTACCAGCACCTGCTAATAAATTTCTTGCTGTTGTAAGGGTTCCACCATTAGTCCAAGACGAACCATTATATTCTTCCGTTAAATTTGTAACAGGCGGAGGTGTTTCACCACCAAAAGCAAGACCTGCTGTTTGTGTTCCAGCACCTGATAATTGTTGTCTTGCAGTGTTTAAACTTCCACCACTAGTCCAACCAGTAAAAGTTGTTGTTAAATTAAATTTGAAATTTGTAGCTGAACTGTTGTACCAAATATCACCGTCAACAGTTGTCGGACTATCTCCAGCAATGTTGGTAACCGCAGTCCCAATGACTTCTTTATAAGTAGCCATGATTATTTATTCTTTAACAACCAACCTTGAGTTCCATCTGTATAGACCAAAGTATTAGCTGCTCTTTCTACTGAAACTGTTAAATCGGCTGTAGAGCCTAAAA